CTGAGAATGAGGGATAAGTCATTTCACCCTAACCTGTTCTTGTCGAGGACTCCAAATCCTGTTGAATCTACTTGGAATGACTGGTTATCGATGCCAGACTTTAGTGTCAGTTCAATCCGTGTATCTGACTTTGAGGCCATCACTTTGCGACCCACGATCACGACATGATCTGTCGCTGAAGATGCCATCCCTGGAGCGCGATAGGTCACAGAAGCCTGCGACCATAGAACCGTTTGTGAACACAATCTCTGAAAGTTCAGGCTTGCTATGTTCACGCCAGGGTCATCAAACGCTCGACTGCGAACTTGCGAAAACGTCAACTGTATAGAATCCATGACGTATCGAACTGTGCTGAAACGGGTTCCCCAGAACTGCGCCGCATAATCTAAATCTGTTTGTGTTTGAGGGATTGTCTGCGTTGCGCTGTAAGCACGGACCCCATACTTACTTGATGAATCGCTATCACCTGTTCCTGACGCTACAAGACTGCCCAGATCGTCGATGCTGCTTTGGTTGATAAGTTCATCAAATTGAAAGCCGACGTGTAGGTTTTCAAACGGTAACTGCCCTGAGGTAAGCGTGCTGCTGCCGTCCACAAAGTCAAATAGACGCGCAAAGGCGGCAGTCTTATTCAGAGTACGGTCGACCACATAAACGAACCATCGCCATCCACCTCCAAAGATGTCATAGTCGCCTACGTAAGCAGTTGCTGGCGCAGAAGGAAATACCGATGTGTTGAACCAATCTGAAACACGTTGCCCTGTTCCTAAGAGGGTTGCGTTCAACTTGGCGGCGTAGGCTGTTGAACTGACTGTGGACGTGAAAAGGACTGATTGAATGCTGCCGCCAACCTTAGGGAGCCTGACGGCTCGATAGCCAGGTACACCACCGAGATCATCAAACCACAGATTAAGATGCTCAGCGATAGTCAGATTAGCGTATTTTCCTGATGGGTCGATAGGGCTTGACCCAGCGAGCGTTAGAATGTCAAGCGCTTCAATGATGACCGTTGACTCTTTGGCGTTTCTATGGTCCACCTCAACATTCGACACCATGCCGACGAAGGCGACATCGGTGCTGGCGGATGTTGATGCTTCTATCAGTAACGCTTGAGATAGCCAGTCTGTTGAGGCGTAGGTTCCTGATCCGTTCGGGGTGAACTGACCGCCTGTGTTGTTCAGCGTGATGGTGGCTCTTGACCTGCCGCATTGTCCAAGATCTGCGCTGCTATCAATCTCTAGGTCTAACACGAACGAGGTGATGTTAGTAAGCCCACCGACCCCACCAAACTTCACCGTCCACGTCAATGCGAAAGCCATCAGTACCGAACCCCTGTAGTAGTCGCCAACGGCAACTGCCCGTTACGTCGAACGTAGGTCTGTATCGCACGAATAACATCGTCAGGGTTTGCGCTAGTAACCGTCACGTTTACCGTGGTGCTTCCACCGCCGGCGCTCATAGTGGCCGGGATACGCGGCACGATGCTCCCCGACGATGAAGGGACGAACAGTTCTGGCCCGCGTTCACCGACCACGTACGGCATGTTGCCCGTCACCGGTCCACCATTCGCACGCTTCTGTAAATTCAGCGCCCGCCGTGTTTCGATGTCCAGTTCACCCAAACGAATCGGAACCACGCGCTGCTTCGTCAGATTGTCTAGAATCAACGTCGCGCCGATGACGTCACCCTCGTTCAGTTTCGCGAGAATTTCGGTCTGCGTTTCGGCGGGAATGTCGCCGACCGTTTCGATGTACGCCGCGACACGTTCGTACACCTTCGCGAGCGCTTCCTCATATGCGCGCTGGTTCTCTTGCGAAGGTTTACCAAACGCCGCCGCCTGTGCTTCGGCGAGTTCACCTATCGAATCGGTCAGGTTTTGCCAGGACTCCTGCTGGTCGAAATAGCCGAGGGTTTGTTTCCACTGTTCCGTCAAGTCGAACGCGGCGCCGGTCACTTCGTCGAGCGCGTCGGCGGCGTCCTCTCCTTCGAGTGCCAACCCCATCATGGCCGACGCGGTGGCGTCGGTGGCGCCTGTCGTTTCGTGGAATTCCAGCCATGTGTTGTGCGCGACGAACTGCAGGTTATGGAAGTCAGTACTGAGTCGTTCGATCTCGCCGCCCGACATGTTGGCGGTGTCGATGAGCACACCCATTTCGGCGGCTAGACGCCCGATTTGAATTTGTACAGGTTCACCGGTGCCGCGCAACGTCGACAACGTGTCGCGAAAGAACTTGACCTTGCCTTCGCCGGTGCGCGCGTATTCAGCGAAATCTTCGATGGTGATCCCGAGCAGCGCCATCGTTTCGAGATACTCCCGCACCTGCGGTTCATCGCGTGCAATTTCGCGAATCTTGCTAGCGCGCAACGCTTCGTCGTTCTCACGCAACGCTTCCGTGAACGACTTCGTTTCTTCCGTGTTGGATTCGCTACCGGCTTCGAAAATCTTACCGATGACGGTGGCCACGCCGAACGCGACACCTAGACCGCCTAACATCTTCGTCGCCGAACCCGCCGAAATACCGAAATTCGTTAGCGCCGTGCGTGCCGCACCGAACCCGGCGGTCGCCAATGTTCCGAACACGATGGCCGTTTGCGCACCTTCGGGCAACGCTAAGAAAATGTCCGTGATCGGTTTGAACGCGTCCACCAACGCGCCTAGCACCGGGATCAGCGCCATGCCGATCTCCTCTTTCGTGCTCTCGAAGTTCGCGCGTGCGATGGCCATCTTGCCGGCCGCGGTATCGGCCGCGGCTGCGGTCTGCCCGCCGAACGTCTGCGCTAACTGCTGCTGGATTTCGTCGAACTCCAACGCTTTACCGGACGCGTCCTTAGTCTGCACCCCGAGCCGCGCCAGTGCGCCAGTGTTGCCCGCGTACGCGCGCGCCAGCGCCGTCGACACGGTGCCCAAATCCTTACCGGTGCCGGTGGAAATGTCCATGGCCAACGTCAGCAAGTCTTGCGCTTTCGTCGCGTCACCGGTGAACCGCACGAACGTCGCGAACGCTGGCCGCAATTCGTCGTCGAGAACACCCGTCGAATTCTGCGTCTTTTCGATGAAGTCCTCGACGGCTGCGATTTGGTCGGCGGTCGCGCCGGTCGTGGCCTTCAACTGTTGCGCCAACAGAGCCTGCGCTTTCGCGTCGTCCATCGCTGCGCCCACGGCATCTTTCGCGAACGTCGCGATCTGTTGCGTAGCAAACGCGCCGGCAATGCCCTTAGTAAGCCGCTTCATGTTCTCGCCCAAATTGTCGGACGATTCTTCGACAGATCGCATAGCCTTCTGGGCGCCTGAAGCGTCGCCAAGAATCTCAACTGCTAATTTGCGCACGTTGCTAGCCACGTTCACCTCCCGAATTGAATGCGCGCGACGAGATATCCAAGACGCGTTCCATGTATTTGTTTGCTATTTCATCGCTGTATTTGCGCAGGGTGGGAAACAGCACATATCCTGCGCCAAGTTTGTTTCCGCGCCAGGGTCGAAACTGGTTCCAACCGATGATCACGCGAACAACTTTGACTGCTGTCGCGCCCCAGGCTTCGCGAGCTTTTTTTCTGACGGTTGATGTTCCGCCGTACCGATCATACGCGATCGTTTGAGCTTCTACCTTGCGGATTACTTTCGACAATTTTTCGTTGTTGCGAACGATAGTTGCTCGACCGCGAGTGTTTTTGATGAGTCGCCGTTGACCACGGTACGCGCCGAACTCGGCGCCGAAAGCGTATGCGCCTGATTCACCGTTGCCGATCTCGATGCGTGCAGCACGAACAGCTGCCGACGTCTTCATGTCAGCAACCATTTTTCGTTCCATCTTTGATTCAGCCATTTCGCTCGACCTGGAACGCACTAGTTCGCCGATCTCGCGATTAGCGCGACCTAGTTGTTTGCGGTATCCTTCGCCTGCAGCCGAATCGATACGTTTCAATTCGGCACGGAACTCGTCGAGACCTCGCACGAAGATCGTTGAATCAGCCGACTTGATCGTTTGTTTTCGCGCCATTGTTTATCGTGCTCGTTTTGCCCGCTGATTCAATACTTCTACCAACGCGTAAAACATCAACGGGTCGGCATCTAAAAGCGCGTCCGGTGGGATACCTGTCTCGGCGGCCACGGTCGCGTACAGCATGACCGCCGAGTCAGTCACAAAGGGGAAAGATCGACCGCGCCCCATTCGATCGTGGCAACGGTATCGAGCCACTGATCAAAATCAAGCGCAGTCTTTCGCGCAACGAAACAGGCTTGCCACGCGAGCCAGTAGTTGTGCTCCATGTTCCCTGACGTGAACACTTCTCGTGCCGGCTGTTCCCAATGACGCTCGAAGTTCACTGTGACGCGGCCGGTGATAGGTGCATCGATAGAAGTTCCATCGAGATGACGGACGGTCACTGCTGCCACTGCCGCCATGTCAGTTGGTTCCCCAGGTCACGTTGCCGGAAATCTGCAACGAGATGGTGAAGGTCACCAAGTCGGCAACCGAAGACGAAACTTCGTATGAAGCGACCAGGCATTCACCCGAAACCTTCGGAGTGCCAGCCGTAGTTCCGGCAGGGTGATACTCGAACGTCGAGGTCGCGGTCGCTCCCAGAAGAGCGGTCACCTGCGTGTTCAACGTCGCATCCCATTTTCCGCTGACACTGATGGTGTCGCCGTTACGCAGGCCACCGATGTACGACTTCGACGTCGCGCCGAATGTGGTGGTCTCCAGCATGTCGGTCGTGTTGGCGATACCGCCAACGCTGTCGACATAAGCGCTGATGTCAGTGAGTGTTCCTGCGGCGTTGTCCAGTTTGAACACCGACGCTTTTGCAGCAACGAAGGGCATAGTTTGTTTCCTTTACTTTCGGGCGAGTGATACTTGCGCGGTGAATGATGGGGTGGTTCCGCCGACGGTGAAGACGGCGCGAGTGTAACGGTTCACCGTTCCGGTGATCGTCACTGTTTCGGACGTTGCCGCAGTAGCGGTTGTGAACGTCGCGATCGTTGACCAGGTGCTGTTATTGGTCGAATGCTGAATGGCGACTGCAAGCGTCGGCGTAGTTCCTGATGCTGCCGTCACATGAAGATTGACGACCGCGCCATTCGATGATGCAACAGCGTTATCGACCGATGTGCCATTGGTCGTTGTCGTGTATGCAGCGAGATCGGACAATGACCGACCAACAGCCGGCGTGTCAGCAGGTTGCATCGCCATAGTGAAGGTGACGAGATCGGCGACTGATCCTGCGACTTCATAAGTAGCGGTCTTGACCGGCAGCACCCACACCGAATTCCCGACAGCGAAACCTTCAGGAGCAACAGAAACCGGAACGGTTGAACCGGCTGCAATAACAGCGGTGATGTTCGCCCACACATCGCCAGCAGCGGTGGTGTCGTCAAACAGTCCGTCGACGTTCAGCGCGTAATCCACGATGCCGGCACGAAACACTTTCGACGTATCTGCCAGGGTAGTCGCATCGAGCATGTCGGCGTTGAACGACGGACCGGCAGACTTCAGATAGGCAGCCAACGGATTCGTACCGTAGATCAACCTGGTTTGGTTTGCGTTCACAAATGCCATGATGAACCTTCTATGCGTAGACCGAAATAATGAAGTCGACAGCAAGCAAAGACGTGCCGTCAGGACGCTCGAGAGTGCCGATGTTCTGAGCTGTCTGCACCCGACAAGCCATCGCAATGCCGCCTAATGTCGGATCAGATTCGAGTGCTGCTTTCACCGATTGCGAACCGGTGCCGGCAATATACGTCTCGAGTTTCGTCTGTGCAGAACGATCGTCAGCGCGGCCGACAACCAGGGTAACGATAAACTCGAACTCGTCGGAACCGCGTGCCATCGTCGAATCGAAGGCGACACGATCGATCCGCACCGTCGCCGAAGGATGCTGCGGATTATCCGGCACAAGTTCATAGACGCGAAGATTCGCGATCGTAGAAAGAGCCGTCGCGAGTCCGGACCGGAGAGAACTAAGTGACGCGGGCATCAGGCAACGGTGAGAATCTTGTAGGACTCGATGAGTGCAGCCACATCTGGATCGATACGACGGACTACGATAGCTCCAAGATCGCCGAAACCGGCGACACCGAGCGGCGAGTCCAAACGCTTGAAATGACGTGAAGCAAGAAGCACGGTTGCTTCCCTGATTGCATCCGGAATGCTGGGCCATCCCCAGGCTGCAGTCACTTCGACAAGCGGACGCTTGTTGACCGCGACAGGGAACATCGTGTTCAGCGCGCGCAGGAGCAAAACCGGCCGGCCTTGCGCCAGATTGTTGAGCGGTTCGATTTGATAGTCGACGTTTCGAACCAGAGTTGTTTCGAATGTTCCGTCAGCGTCATTGTCGATCTTGACAACCAGACCTGTCGCCGTTGATATGTCGTCGATGAACAACATGTCGTTGCGTTCCGACGCGTACACTCGAGCACTTGCACTGCCATCGGCATAAAACCGGCGAGAGCATTCGTTGTCAATGCGACGCGATGCGGCTTCGATCGCGTTCTCGAGAAGAGTGTCGTCCAGGCTGTCGGTGATACGAAGAGCCGCTTTGACTTCGTTCAGCGTGCAGTATCCGTTGGTGATGGCCATCAGTCGCTCACCAATTTAGAAACGGTCGCGGTGCCGCTGTTCGTGATTCCGTACAACGCGGAACCGGCCGGCATCGCGAAATGCAAGTTACTACCACCGTCGAAGATAAACCCCGTGCCGGCGGTTACGTTCGCCGCACCTAGTTCGACATGCTGCCC